AGCAAAATGCCGCCACTGCTCCAGATTGTCTTGATTGGAACCTTGTAGCCACCGCCTAGATCGTTATGCCACTTAAATTTGCAGTTCAGGACAAACATGGGCACTCATCTCCATCACAGGTCGTGTCTAAACACCGCATATTGACAATGCACCCTCTTGGGATAATGTTGATATTGCCATAAGTGTTCGGATCAGCGTGCCTAGAACCAGCAATACGAACGCAGTGATCATCCTTGTTGTACAGCCAGCCGACAGTTTGAACAACGACAGGATCAAGTTCAATCGCCTCTTCAGCAGGAAGCCACGGACGTTCTACACCAGTGATGTCGTACCACTCAATAAGAACTAACATCAGAATCGTGGGATTGGGCGTTCAGAGTCAAGTTGAATAGTCAAAGCAGACCGGGTTGCTTTTCTGCGACCGTATCGAGAAGGTAGTTTTTTCTTGTACCGCACATCAATGGTTGCGTCAACTTGCCGACCGCCACCAATTCTTGTTCGTGTAAATTGACCAGTTGCTCCTTTTTTGGGTCGGCGCGCACTTGTAACATCAGCAGCAGGATTTCTAACAGTTGCAGTAGGCATTACTTATTTCCTTTAACTCTGTTCGTCCGTTTAGACGTAATTCTCAAATTAGATCGACCATTAGAACCACCTTTGGACAACGGACGTTTGTGATCAACTTCTCGTGGATCCCCCTTTTTCAGACCCATCTTTCGACGAGCCTTGTTTCGGTTATTCCGATTCCGCTTTTGCTCCGGCTTACCGTGGTACTCTTCGTACTCTTTGCGGTAGTTGCGTGGCTCTTTACGGGGCATCGTGTGTTCCTTTGCGTCAGGGGATTAACTCATAGACAGGGAGAGGACAAGTAGGAAGTAGGTCTTTAATTCACCTAGATCCCTGAGACCCCCCTTACCCCCCATAGGAGTAAGGAGAGTCAGACTAGGTTTTCACCTGAGTCCCTTCGACCCCAGACCATGTGATCCGTATAGGTGTCCCTATTACGTCCATGTCAATGGCTTGGGTTTACGGCCAATAGCGTGATCCATAAAGTTTTCCAATTGATCACGCAGTTTTCGATCTTTACGGTCTTTCATGGACTGTTCCGCGTCCTGAGCCATCTGTTCAGTCCAGTACGACACAGCCATTGCCAGCACATCCAGACGGTCATCGTGGGCCAGAGAGCCTCTGTGCTTGGTAATCCGGCTCATCTGATACATCAACTGGTAGCGGAGAGCCTTCTCAGGAGGCATTGAGCGGGTGCTGTCGTAATCGTGCTGAATCACCTTGCGGTCAAAGATCAACTTGTGAGCCGACATTACAGGCTCCAGCGTGTCAATAATCCGCTTCTCTTTCTGGGTGGTGTGCTTGACCTCCTCAATCGAGCAGGGGTAAATCTTCTTCAGCACAGGCTTTAGCAACTGGGTAAACATACCGTCACCAAAGTTGGCTTCGATACGCAGCATGTTTACCTTCTCCTTCTTGGCAATCTTGCACAGGGCTTCCAGAGTCTCCTCTGAGTATCCCCCCGGCAAACCCCCTGCGTCAGTGACGTACAGGTTGCCATTGAGCATTTTGACCACGGCATAGGCTGTCTCGTCAGCACCCCGTCCAGAGGGGTCAATAGCCATGACTGAGCCGGTGTAGTCAGCCCACGCTCCGTCGATCACCGTAATGGGGCCGTAGTAGCGATCTCCGGGCAATCCGACGTTGGGCAGGTCTTGGATCACATTTTCCTTTGAAGCCCCCCAGACAGGCTTCTCCGGCCCCTGTGAGGAGTTTATGGACATGACGATGAGATCGCCCAACTTCAGTGGGTAGCGACCCTGATCAGACAGGCTGGAGTCCAGCATGAACTGGAGGTTGAATCCGGTGCGTCCGTAGGAGGCTTCCCGCTCCAGCAGATCCTCGTGGTCAAAGCGGTCGGGGTCTGTGGGCTTGCCTGTAATATCTGGATCAGTATCCAGTTCAGTAATGAGGGTAGGAGCCAGTTTATCTCCATATCCTTTTCGTTGGCTGCTAGATGGATATCTTGCGGGCCAAACACGAACCTCAAAGCCACGCTCAGGCATGTAGGTGTAGATACTGGATTCTGTCTGAGGCGTGCCCAGAACCACAATGTGGCCTCCCGGCTTCAGAACCGCATCGAACTCTTTCATCGTCTCTGTCAGTTTGTCCCGCATGGTCTGGGTCGCACTATTGTTTAGAGATTCAACATCATCAGCCACAATCAGGTCAGCCCGTGATCCGGTGATCTGACTGGTGATTCCCTTGGACACCACGGAGGGAGCGTGTGAGGCTTTGGCTGGACCAACGTCAAATGCCACCTTGGAGTTCCGCTGATCCTCTGTAGGCTTCAGGTGACTCAGCAAAGGCATCTCATTGATCATGCGAAGAGTAAAGGTGGAGAAGTCATCCGACCGTTGCTTGGACGCTGACACCACCAAGATGTTGCTGTTGGGGTTCAGAAGCAACTGGTGGCATACATAAGCAGACGTAATCCAAGACTTGCCAACCCCACGAAAAGCCTCAATGACTCGACGCTTAGGCCCATTCTGAAGATACTCGGCAATATCGTATTGAATGCGAGTAGGAGCAGGAAGCCCCAAATGGTCCCAAGCCAAGTAAAGGAAGTTACGGAAGTCGGCAAGTTCATTCATGGGTTACCAAATTGGCTGCCAGAGTCCTGTTCTGGTGCTTGTCCAAACTGAAACTCTTGTGCGGCAGTATTGGTAAGACGCTCATTATTACTTGGAGGAGGACGGTTAAACAGGTTTCTTTCGTTGCTGTATTGATCTCCAAATGTTTGATTCATCATGCCAATCATCAATCGCAGACGAGCCTGCTTGATAAATGCGTCTTCAACAACAGGAAAACCCTTGGCATTGTCAGGGATGGGCATCGAGGCTGGTTCCTCAGACACCCGTGCTTGTGGATACAAAAATGCTGGAATACACATATCAAGATCCTGTTTGGGGTATTTGGAATGGAAGGGACTTAGCCAAGTCAGCCAGCGGTTCGCTCTGCTGTGGGGTGGCATCAATGCCATTGTCTTTGAGGAACTGTCGGGCTACGCTCAAATCAGAGGCTCCTGCTTCTCCAGACTCTACCCTACGGAGCAGTTCATTGGCGAGTGCGTCATGCAATCTTTTTGCGGTTTGTTCATCCATTTGAAAATCCTTTAACGATAAACGATACAAGTGCCCCAACAGCCGCAGCCGCTCCAAGCATCCATGATTTGCCCTGCTCAAGACTGCGGAGCCTAGATTCGTGTTTATCCAATTCAGCGTCGATAACCTTCTGTCGGGCAACGAGTGAGTCAACTTTGCCCTCCAGTCGGCCCAAGGCTAACAAGATTTCATTGTTAGTTTCCATCATGTTCCCGCAATCCGCAAGAATGTCGCGTAAGTACTGTTGAAATTTGAGTCACCATCTAGTTCTGAACCAGTATCGTCAGCCTCAATCGTAAACTTAATTCGTTGATTGAGAGTGCTTGTGACATTGACCACCGTAGACAAGGCTGCAACTTCTTTGGGAAGTGTTCCTGTTACACCCAAAACAGACTGAGCAAGAGTGGTATTCGTAGAGTCATCTACAAAAGCGTTGGTTGAGTGGATAATTTTGGCGGTAATCAAATCAATGTTTGTTGCAGTTCGAGCAATCTGACAATGAAGTGTCACAAGGTAGATGCCCGTTACCGGAAACACAAATTTGCCAGACGTTTGAGATACTTGCAAGGTAGTAGTAGTACCCTGACCAGTTGTATCAACCCGCTCCCACGTTGAGTTGATATCGGCAGCAGAAGCAGTAATTGCCTGATCAACAGTAATCCGATGCTGATCAATACAAGGACTTAGCAGGGCTGGTGGAATTTCGCCATTAGAGTCCAACTGCACAACAAGTCCAGCGTTTGCACCCGCCTTGCCGGAAGGTGTTTGACTGCAAAGGCCCGATGTACCGATGACACCAGTAGTCATTGAGTGTGGGATTTTAGTAACCATGATGTACTCCTTAGTTACTCAACCGTTGGATAGAAATGAATGCAGTGTTTAGAGTGGCTGTGGCGGTGTACACATTTACCATAAATCTGTACTTTTTCAATTGAGTGGTTGTAATGATTCGTTTGTAGAGAAGAGTCGCACAACCTTCGCCATTTGGTATTGCCAAATCTCTTGCATCTGCAATTAGACTAAATGACCCAGTTCCGTTTGCTTCCTCTAGTCGCAAATGTGCTTCTCCGTTAAACGAACCCGAGCCTTCGCCAGCCTGTATTGTTCCTCCAATTTCAACCAAGTAAGTACCGGGAGTTGCAATTCTTATTTGTCGATTAGCATCGGCTCGTGTGACGCTAGTGGAAAGATACCCCGATGTGTTTAACTCACTAATTACAACATTTTG